ACACTTAAATCTTTATCATCATCAAACGAATATCGAGTAATTAAATCTAAATATGAAGCAGATGGTGAATTACCATCAAATGCTATTGGGGCTGCTACATGATTGTCAAATGATGCGGTATTTAGTGGTTGTGTCCAGTTTCTATATTCCATCATAGAACCACTAAATGATTCTCCAAAATAGGTACTTTGAGGACCACCAATAGTAACAGTTTTATCACTACCAGAATAAGCTAAATTATATGATTGTGATGTTGCTCCTAATGCCCCACTTACCGCTAAAGTGTTTGAAGATTCATATATAAGTTTACTTCTACCAGCATCATATTTTTTAACATGCAAATTATATGCCATATTTTGACTGGTACTATCCGTTACCAAGGTATGTCCTGATGCAGATGTCCTTGTCAACATTACAGACCAAAACTCTCCATCATAAACTGGTAATTCAGAAGAAGTTACTTCATTATATCCCTTACTACCACTCAACATAAACGAAACATATCCGTAATTATCAACTGAACTATTGTCTTTTAGTCTAATTCCCCAATCATCACCTCGTCTTACTAATACTTGATTTGAACCACTTGCTGCTCTAAATCTAAACTCTACTGTATCTGGTACTCTACTTGTTGCACTACTTCCAGATAAATGTGTTTTCCAAGTATTATTCTGAACATATGTATTATTTGATGCCCCGTAAAAATTTAATGCTTTAGTAAATTTTCTCGTTAAAAAAGTATCAAGTGGAACTCCAGGTAAAGCTGGTCCTCCATATTCCATAACTCGTAATATACTTGATGGAATACCATAACAACTTATCAATCCTTTAATTGCCCGTGTAGTTCCTTTTGTTTTTAAGAAATAAGGCATATTATTTATAACACGACTCCATATTTCTCTTGATATATCCCTATCTGGAGTTATTGAATGTTGCCAAGGTGTTTCAGAACCACTCTGTTCCATTCCATAGATATACCTTTTTAGAGATACCAAATCTTTACCATCGTGGACTTCCCACCCAAGTGATTGTGCAATTGGTTTCAATAAATCCTTGGCAATTCCATCAGTTAATTTATCTCTCTTATCATGAATATCAGTTAATGCCTTAATGTATATCCAAATACCATCAAAATAATGACCAATCATATCTATAAAATTAAGAAATACTGCGTTTTGGTCATCATCTTGTACAAAAACTGGAAGATGACTTCGTACTCTATTTTTATTTTCCCTATCATATGCAGATGCTGATGTTATTTGATTATCAAACCAAGTTGTTGCAACTGATTGAGTAGTTCTATAATTTAAATAAGGACTTATATATGTTCCTGCCCCTTCTCGTTTTGGCCAAGAATTATCATAAGATATTCCAATAGATTCACTTAAATATGATGAACTTTCATAAAACATATATTTTTCAAACTTATCAAACGAATTAATCGTATCTCGGCGTTTTTGTTCCCAAGACTGCACTTGTGTTAATGAACCACTTACTGGAGTAAATGCTGGATTATATCCACTTGATCCAGATACATTTAAATATGAACCTTTGTTTGGATCTGCCACTACCGATAAATATCCAGCGGATGAGCTTCCTGCACCTGCAAGAGAAGCACTTCTATCTGTATATTGTTCTATTAATTCTAATTTATATTTAAAGTTTCTTATTCGTTTTTCTACTGAACCGAAATGTACAAAGTTAGAAAATTGAGAATGATCTACATTAATGTCTGCACTCAAACTTCCACTTAGTATCTCATTTTCTACACCCTCTTTCAAAGCAACATCAGTTGATACTAACTCATCATAAGTCTTAAACTCTGTTTTTCCCTCTCCAATGGTTGTTTTTGTTCCAGTAAATGAAGGTGTCCTCAACACCGTATCACTAACCCATTCTTCTACAAATGGATATAAAGTAAGAACCTCTTCTAACGGGGGAGCCATCTCTCTAACGATAGTAATAAAATCTTTTTCTTGTACTGCATCAGGTAATGGCTCATATAATTTATAAACTACTGAATATGGATAATCAGTATAAGATTCTCTATCTATCTTAAAATTAGTTATCAAACTAAACTCATTGGGACCATATTTAAGTAACTTACTATAAGGTTCACTTCTATCCTTTGGATATTGAATAAACCACCTATCCAATGGTAACATAGATCCATCTGGATTTTTTTCAAAATCATGACCTGCATCTTCACCCAATGACCTAAAACCTTCTGAAAGTATAATTGTATTATTTTCTATTCCATGTATCTCTCCGCGTAACGAACCATATACTGGGGTACTTGTAGCAAGTGATGAAGTGTAATCAACATAAAAATTATCAAAAGTACTCCAAGACCTTAAATTTAATTCATTATTATCCTTATATAGATTGGTGGTTACAAAATTATCATATGTATCAGTCAAAGTTAATTTATTCTTTTCATCTACACTCTGAATATAACCAACAAAATCAGAAAATATTGGAGTAGTTGAATTAGTTATAATATCTGAAGTTCTACTAATTTGTAATCCCTCTACCCATAATATACCTTCAGGTCCATATTGACCATATACATAGAGAATTGAATCTCCCTCTAAATCAATAGTATTTTCATCAACTGTTATATCAAAACTAACATCTTCCCATTCACCTTCTTGACTAACGGGTTTATATCTAAACCATTGTTTATCCGTCAATTCTAACCAATCATCTGTTTGTGCGGGATGATTTATTCCTATGTCATCTCCGAAACCCATCTGACCACCATCAAGACTTCTATGTAATAATCCAACTGCCGCACCTTTTCCAATGGTATCTGACTTTTGTCTCCAAGAGATAGTAAGTTGATCTCCTACTTGAATACCTCTATCTTCGAGTGTATGTGGTAACTTTTGGTAAAGCCACATTGGTCTATGTACCAATGATATTTCCTCATCGTCTGAGAGTCCAGTACCATATAAACCTGTATATGTTAAGTCATTTGATGAAATAAATTTAGAGTTTTGATCAATGAACTTCATACAAGCATCACCATCTCGACCATCTCCATCAACCCATTTAGCATGATGTCCTATCCAACCACTATGATAAAACCTATCTGTATTATCGGTTAAATCCCAATTATAAAACCCATTATTCCAATTTGTTGGCCAGATTGCATCAGTTCTCAATTTTGGATCAGGATAATGCCATATATAATTTTCAATTCCATCTATCGCAGACCATATAAAACTCTTCTCAACTGAATCATCTGCATCCCATAACCACTCGGATTTTTTTAAGTCTGGAAGTACATTGTCAGCATCAGTAGGTTTACCATTATTTTTAAGTGCACCACCACCATCAATTTTCCAAGTTCCTGGTAAATTAACAACCTTTGTTTCTCCCGTAACTGGATCTGGATAATAATCCTCGTATGGATCTCCTGTTTTATATTCCCCACCTTTATATTCTATTTTTGATACAAATCCAAACGATTCTCCAGTTGAATTTTTGACATTAACTCTTAATTTATCTGATGGTTCAAAGTTTGGAACTGTATATATATGTGTTACTTCTTCTGGTTGGTCTGAATTAACAAAGGATATTTTTATATCTTCCACCCAAACTATACCTTCAGGACCGTAATTACCATATACTCTAAGTTGAGTACCAATATTACGATCAGCATCATAATAAGCAGGATGATACATTTTTGTTAAATCCCATGCCTCTGGTACTACAGCAGTGAACTCTGCCTTTGTCCATACACCCTCTTTATCTATTGGTATGAACTCTGGACCAAAATTACTACCAGGGCCCCAATTATGTGTCGTATTGCGGAGACCATTCTCACCATACGAATACCAACTACCTTCAGGAGATGGTAAATCTTTTCTCCAACCAGACAACATAACTCTTGCACCTTTTCCTGGAGTATCTGTTTTTTGCCACCAAGAAACTTTAAGTATATCACCTGGCTGTATTCCTTGAGTTGCCAATGTAACTGGCAAATATTGTTCAACAATCATTGCTCTGTGTTCTAATGTTTGCCAACTATCACCACTAAGGCCAGGATTATTTCGTGCTGAATAAACACGAGATGTATCAGTAAGTTGATTTCCATTTTCATCAAACCCAACACCAGTATATCCTGTATGATTTGGATTTTGAAATTGAGAGTTTTGGTCAATAAACTTTATAGTATTTCCACCACTTCGACCTTCACCTCTCGTCCATTTTGCGTGATATCCAGCCCACCTGGTCTTATAAAATACCTGAGTTTCAGGCTGGCCCCATTCCCAGGACATATCTCCATTAGACCATCCCTCTACGGATATTGCATCTGCATGTAATATAGGATCTGGATATTTAAAAATAGCAGCACCTATATCTTCATTTGTCCACTCCCAAACAGTTAGCTGACTATTGGCTTGGGTTCTTGCCCATATCCATTTACTTGACAATAACTCAGGGGTTATATATTTTGATTCCCAAAAACTATTCTCTTTATTTACTTTTTCTTTCTTTTCATCATACTTGTAATCATGCCAAATTTTCCAATCATTAGCAGTTCCTCCGTGACTTACCTCGGTGAGATTCCATATTCCATTATAACGATTGACTGTGCCACTACCACCTTGTGCATAATTTTTTTTCGAATCACCCGTTCTATATACTGTTTTTGAAAATAGGTCATGTTCAATTTTACCTAAAAATCCTGCTTTAGCTCCTATATTATATGCATTTAATCGTAATGTATCACCATGTTCAAACCCATAAATACTTCTATTATCATTATCAGCTACATCTACATATCTTGAATCTCCAGAACTGACTGATGGTGTAAGTTCATATGTAGTGGAACTCTGCCAATTTGATCTCCAATTATCACGAATAACATATTCAGTTCCTTCACCTTCTAAAGAATTGGGGCCTTTAATATGGATTAGGGTAAACTGCCAATCAACCTGTAGTGTAAACTTTAAAGTGTTTTTAGGTTGTTCTGTTTCCGATATCTGATGAAAATTGTGGAAAGGACTTCTGGTATAATGAAACTCTCCCTCGTTTCCATTATCTCTAATCGTCATACCAGTACGATTAGTTATCGTCAAATCATCAATTTCTCTTACTTCTTCTGGAATTTCATACTGCCCAATCATAGTTGTATTATGATATAACCAATATTCATCTTTTGCCTGTAACGATACTTTTAATTCATTGGATTCAGCGTCCGTAACTCCATGAAATGGACTTTTATGAAACTCTCCCTCGTTTCCATTATCTCTTATATTAAATGCATCTGTATTATCAACTGGAATATTCTCAAGTGCAATCCTTTCAGTTGATTCTCGTACTATTTCATCTGAAATTACGGCATCTTTAATGGTAAGTTTACCACCAACCATATTATCAGTAAATCCTTCATCTTCATCTGGTATTATAGTTTCAACATATTCTGAACTTCCGTCATTTTTAAATGTAATTTTACCAGTAGTTGTAACTTCAATTTCTTCAGTTCTTGGTTTATTTATATAAGGTGTGGGTAATGATGTTAGTGATCCAGGTTCACATTGTATATTTGTTATATACCTTCTAGCATTCGGCCCGGCTTCTACAGTATCGGTTTTTCCCAAAAACCATTTAAAATTTCCATCTGCAGATGTTGGTGTTACTCTTGTATAGTGTCTTTCCCAAGTTCTTCCATTCACTTCCTTAGTTTCACTTATCCCTGTTACTTCAGCACTATCTGATTGGTCTGTAATAAATAATTCTTTTTCGTGTTCTGGCCACTGGTCATTGTACCATACCCAACAACTTAACACATAAGTTTCACCTTCTGCACCATTTATATCTATTGTATAACTATTTCTGTTTACTCCATCTGGTACGGCTTGACCTTTTGTTCGTAAAACATATTTACTATTTCCAGGATTCCAAAAATCTGCAAGTTGGTAATTAGTATCTGATTCAGGATGGATAAGTTTACCTGCCAATTTTTGTGATTCAAATGCACCATTATCAACTAAGTTTTCAGATATAGAAAGTTGATCTGTTTCAATTATTGGATTATATTTTGATATTACTTCTGGAGTTTCTTCAGTATCTATAATAAATGCATCTCGTACAATAAGATTACCACCTATCATTGCCTCATCTAATTTAATATTATTACCAACTAAAGTAGCTCTATTATCAAAAGATGTTTCATTGATTTTTTCGCTCTTACCTTGTTCTACTGAAGTAGCTGGATCACTGATTATTATATAAGATTCACCACTTATATCAGAATAGGCTAAACAAGTATAACCTAATAATCTAAATTGTTCATGATAATCAAGGTCATTTATTCCTGGATTTGGTCTAAGTCTTAGTTCAGTTCGAGATGGAGAAACTTCTTGTAACCAATATTTATCATCTTGAATGATAAGTTCTATTTGTTCATCATTCTCGTCCAACAATGGTTCATCCATCGTACCAGCATATACTTTACCATCAGTATCTATATAATATGCGCCCTTCCAAATACTTTTATCTACTCTTTTCGTTAAAACTACATTATTTGATCCACCAACTCGTCTTAAAAAATTATAAACTATTTTATAAGTTCCACGATTGTACCCAAGTCCTCTAACATGACCACCCACATCTAACTCGTCATCAAAAGGATACAAAAGTTCACCAGAACCCAAATAGTTATCACTATTATCATAAACACAATATTCTATTATATCGGTAGTTAAAGTTCCATAAAGAGCAATAGGATCACCATCATTTAATCCTTTAGCATTTATCAATTTTAAATCTTTAGGATTAATCCTCGATAATTTTCCACTTAGTGGATCAGCAGTTAAATACTTTTTCTTAGCCATTATAATTCCGTAAACTCTTTATCTATTATCTTCTCATCTGAAGTATCGTAATCAAAATACCCAACACCCCAAGGCTTAACTAATGTATGTAATCTACCTGTAGATTGGACTGGTATTTCATTTTTCTCTTTTATTTCCTTAGAAAACTTTTTACCTTTTTTTATTTTTTTTCCTGATTTTTTCTTCTTACCAGATGGTTTTGCCTTGGACAAATATTGTCTATCCATATTTTTTGATAATCTTGATGGATTAAAACTTAAACCATTGGATCCCTCACCAGGTACTACAGTTTCAAACAATAAAATATTTCCTGTATCTGCATCTCTCAAAGTACCAGTATTTATATCACCATCTAATAATTTTTTTCTTATTAAATCAACATATTTTTTTTCATCTTTTCTAACTAAGTTTTGATAAAACTCATTTGTTTTTAATGCTTCTGAATCGTATGGCATTTTTTATCTCGTTACTTTAAATGAATGTTTCTCATCAAAATATTGAACGGTTTCATCTGATGTCCCACTTCCACTTACAATCTTATATTCAATTCTATAGAATCTTTCTGCTTGTAATCCATCCATCCACAAGTTGAAATAATTTCCAGTTGAATCACAACTTATTTTTGAACCACTTCCGTAAGGTACAATTATATCTTCTGAATAGGCGTCCCTAATTTGATACCAACTACTTCCACTTGGTAAATATTTAACTGTATTATACCCAGTACTATATCCACTTGTAGAATATGACTTTTCTGGATATCTTTCTCTACCAACCACTCTAAATTTTACTTTTGATTTTTCTTTGTATTCTGGTCTAAACCCTCTCATATAAAGAACCATATCTTCTAAATGAGTAGATGATAGTGCTGACAGAGAACCTGTTGTCCACTTTGAGTCGTCCCAAACTACTTCTAATGTTGGTTGATAAATCGTATGGGTTTCCCTACCAAAAAATGAAAAATGGCCGTATTTTGTAGTATTTCCTTCCTCAGCATTTGAATTTGAGTTTCCTAAACTTCCACTTCGTTTTACCACAAATCCTTCATTTGCTATAGTACCACCTAACCATTTCCATGTAAGATCAGTTACATCCATTCTAACATCTGCTGCTTGATGAGAGAAAGATTGTGAAGCTCGGTATCCACTTCCACTAAACCAAGTTCCACCACCACCTGACAATGTAGTAGTCGCATCAGTTCCACCCTGTAACGCCAGAGTTTTAGTTCCACTAAACGAAAACAATCCTGATGATGAAGCTGCTGCATAATTTGATGTAGTTCCCTTAGAACTTCCAGATAATATCAGTTTATTAGGTGTACCCGTAACAATACTTGCTGATACTACCAATCCATGTAAAGAACTACTAACATTAATGACATTTCGTAAATTATTAATAGAACCCGTTACAGTTGATCCAGAAGATACATATATTTCTGTTGAGCTATTATTAAACACAGAAGTTGAACCACTTACAAATACAAAATCAACTCCACCGATAGTAACTTCTTGATTATCAAAATCTCCATTTGATATTGTTAAAGTTCCACTTGCAAAAGTATTACCTTGTAGTGTAGAATAAGTTCCCAACCAAGGAGTTGCATTTGCATCTCCATCTCTATACTTCCAACTTGCCCCATCTACTATGGCTGGATTTGCTTTTGTTCTTCCCGAACCCATATCCCAAGATTGACTTACTGGATATGCATATAATTTTTGAGATATGTTTAATTCAGATGAATTTGCGTCATATAGATTTAAATAAAACTTTGGATATATTGATGAAGATGGTATTAATCCAGAAGATATAGATTTAGAAATATAAGTTAAATCAAACTTTATAAGTGCACGAGAAACATTTACCACCGTCCCATCTGCATTCATATCTTTTCTAACTTCAAGTATCTCATCAAGTCCTGTATTCATACTTGAACTTACTTCATATATTGTTGTATCCTTCGTTGAGTATTCAAAATAATGCATTAGATATCTCCTAAAACTCTACCCTGAATATCACTATCAGGATATTTAAGTTCAAAAATTGCCGGATCAACAGATGGATATACTACTCCATTATGAGTTGCAGATTTAATATCATATATATTATTAGAATATCCCTGTGCGGAACCCCACTTATTAGTAACGATAATTAACTCATCTCTACCAGCCTGTGGTTTTACAACGGAAGCAACTCCTTCAACTGATAATAATTCCGAAACAACATCAGCTAAAATTATTGGTTGATTTATTTGCCATTTATCTGCGTGAAAATACACTTTTAATTTATTAACACAATTAAACACCACTTCATTCTTATTAAATCCCTTCTTAGTAAAAATAGCAAATCTAATACCAATGTTACATACCCAAGCATCTTTAATTTGTACTGCATCTGTCATCATTCTATACTGACTTAAATATGTTTTTACATTTTCTTTCACTGCGTTATTTACATTAACTAATTTTTTATTTTGGTCATATCCCAACATATACATATTTAGTGCTAATGGATTAGCCTGATATGTTGTATCTCCCGTATTCTGGTCTATTGCTGCAACTTGTTCATCTTGTATAATATAAACTTTTGCTATATTACCATATTTTGCTGGTAATGAATATACACGAGTTATAAAATCATCTTTAGTTACTGCTCTACTTTGTGCTTGGAAATAAGCTAATGCATTTACTCTAATATCTTCAAGTGTTTCTGCTCCACTACCACCTGTTGCCGGTTGGGGATTTGTTGCTGCTACAGAGTTCTGTGAAATTGATTTTAAATTATTATTTAAAGTCACAGAATTATCAAACTCTGCATTCATTTGACTAACACTCGTTGTCATTCCTGAAGCTACATTATCACCAACTCCACCACCATAAGAATACTTAATTGTAAGTGTTGTATTAGTTGGACATTGACCATAAGTTTCTGTGTTTAAAAAATTTGCTGGATCAAATGATGTATCAAGGAAACTTGGTGTTCCTGGTAAATTAGAACCCACATTACTTGGATTTGGAATAATTTCTTCGTCCGCTCCAGCTGCTACTCCAGAACCAAACCTCATTTCTGTTCTACCATCGGGTCTAATAAAAGTTGTAAATCGTTTTGATGTCTTTACAAGTTTTAAAAGGAATGGTGCAAAACTTCTTCCAGAAACTAAATCAGGAGAGTTCTTAGAATTGTTTTGAAAATCTGAATAAACTGTGTCTTGTGCTAAAAATGGAACTTCATACCATTTGTTTCCATCACTATCCGTTACTGAAATTATTTCTAATACTGGAGTATTTTGTAAGGCTATTCTTTTATATTTTTCTGCTGCTCCGAATTGAACATATTCAGTAGTTGTCGTTCCGCTAACTGCTTTAATTTTACTCTTTTTCAATAACCACTTACTAACATTACTATTATTATCAACCTCATAAATATCATCCTGTCTTGGACTCAATGAACTTGAATCACTAAATATTACATCATCTAATGTTCTAAAAATAGTTCCATTTGTTGATGTTACTTCCATTCCTGCTGGTATTGTAAGACAATAATCTTCATCTGGTTGTTGTAAACCATTTGAACTTACTATAGTTGAACTTGCGGGTACAGTTTGAAAAACATCTAATTCAACTGTGGCTGGTGAAGATTGTCTTGGTTTATATCCATAACCTTGTGCAATTTCATATATGGTTTTCTTTTCTTCTGCAAATGCTAACATACTTTCTTTAAATTGTTCATCAATATAATATGACAAAACATCACCAACATATGATGCCATTTCTATAAACATCATACCTGGATCTGACTCATTAAAATCATTATATGTATTCGGAAAGTATGTTTTAGCAAAATCCATTAATCCAGATCTAAACGATGAAAAATCTCTATTTAAATATTTTACTTCTTTACTAACTGCTTTAGCCATTTTCTTCTCCCTTATTCTTTAATAGCTGATTCGAATTGTTCAAAGTCTATTGACACACTTTCGAATCTATCAGGTTCAAATGACAACCCAAAATCTATGGCTACATTAACTCTATTATTATCGTGTTCTGGTTGAGTAACTTCTATATTTGTAATATTAATATATGGCAACCATTTTGCAAGTGTATCTCTAATTGCCTCCTCTATCCTATCTCCAATTTCTCCATCCATTGGTTCAAATAATATATTCTGTAACAAGGATCCAAAAGCTGGCTGGCCGAGTCTTTCTCCAGGAACAGTTTTCATTAAATTAATAATATTATATTTTGCCTGTTCAATTGTAGTTTTAGTTTGTTTGAAATATCCTGAATCTGAATATCCCAATGGAAGTTTCAATCCAATATAGGTATCTGGATTTAAATCCTTTTCTCTTGATCCCATTTATATTCTCCTTAATTCCCTATTGCTAACCAATTCATTGTTTGTGTACCACTAATATCATCGTCCCTATCAATGGTAAATCCCGTTGTAGTAGGTAATGTTGCTGTTACTGCCCAAGTTTTATTCTGCCCGGCATCATTTGACGCCTGTCTGTTTAACATAACTGAAAAAACTGCGTTTGGAAATGGTTTTGGAAAATTAACTATATAAGCTTGATCTTGATTTCTCGTATCCGTTCCCCACTGCATTATCACACCTCCAGGTAACTCAACATATCCATTTGGAGTCAAACTCTGTGGTGCTACACCTTGTCTACCTGCCACATCTACAAAATTAAGTTCCCCACCGAGCTCTATATCTCCATCAATTTTTAAATTACCCCTTACATGACCACTTTTCTTTACAGAAATATTATCATTAACTTTTAATGATTTAAATATATTAGTATTACCACCTATCTTCAAATCTTTTTTTATAATTATCTCATTCCTAACAACTAAATTTCGTGTATCAAGTACGCGACCAACTTTAAAGTTATTTCCTACAATTCCATCTTTACCTATCGTTATTTTTTCACCTAATTCAACATTTCCTTTTACTTCAAGATTTTTTTCAAGTGATATTTTATTCCTTTGAAAAACTAACTTTAAACCATCGAAAATCTTCTGTAGTGCTTTTAATTTTATTTTACGAACACTATTTGCGTTAGAAAAGTTTTTATGTCTATTTAATAATGCCAGTATTTTTGATGATTTCGTTTTAGGACCATCTACTTGAGTTAAACTTAATTGTCCTATATCTGATATAAATAGATTACCCGGCATACTATCTGGCTCTATAAAAGATCTATTTGATAATGCTTGTTTTTCATCCACTCCAGTTATATAAGAATGAATTGCATCTGCCTCTTTTCGTGCCTTTTTAGCGTTTTCTTTTCGTTGTCTACGCTTAGACTCAGTATCTTGATCCTTAAAAATATCATCATTCTTAATTTTTTCAAGTTTGTATTTTAAAAAATTTTTATCTAATGCCATTACTCACCTCTTATGGACGAAAAGAATTATTTTTCTTTTGGTCTATAGCTTTAAGAACTGCGGAATAATCTCTTGTTAATGCATTTGTTACATGGTCAGGAACTTGGTCAACATTCACACCAGCCTTCTTAATAGAATCAACTGCTGCTATTTCTCGTTTCTTTTCCTTTACTGATTCTGGATTTCCCAAACCAGTTTCTCTAACAAGTATATCATTTATTTTACTGCTATCAAAGACTCCACCACCCATAGTTTCATATCCACCACTTTCTCCTTGTGGAACTCCACCAACAGTTTCATTCAGAACTCTATTAAGTGCCTCATTTGATGTATATTGAACCTCTTTTTTTGGTTTCTGAACTTTCTTTGGTTTCGGTGTTGGAGCTGAAACTAATTCAGTAAGCGAAGATGAATCGTTATCTTTAATAAATATCTCATTCATTTGTTTTTTAACTTCCTTACGAACTACAGTTTCTATTATCTTTATTAGTTCTTGTTTCTTCATTGTTATCTCCTTTATATTATAACTCTTCTAAATATCGTTCTAAATCTGGATCTGCAAAACAACGATCCAATTCTTGTATTTGTTTTGCCAATTCATTAGTAAGTGAAGAAGTATCTACTTTACTAAAATCTGTATCGACATCTACCTGTGTCCAAGTTCCACCTGCTTCTTCACATTCTTCTTGTGTTGAATGATATGGTATTGAACAAAATCCAACTGAATCTCCATCTGCTGCACCAACTGTTAATTCTGGTACACCATCTTCTCCACCTGCATCTGAAGCGTCACCACTTGACATTTGTGCCATTGCATTTGCTTCACTTGTTAATTGATTAAGTGTTTCTTGTAGTGCTGCAACATCTTCTGGTTCTATCCAAGTTCCACCTGCCGCTTCACAAGAGTCTTTATCTGTTAAATCTTGTCCTGCACATTGTGCTAAAATAGCCATTAATTGTGCCTGTAATATAGGTAATATTGCCATAAATCTACCAACCGTCTGAATCAATAAATTTACAACCATATCTACTAATCCCATTAGAGAAAGTAACTCTAATAGTTTCTCTATTAGTGGAACAACGAATGGTGGTGTCCACTTTAAAATCTTCCTAATAATTTTTAAAATTCTTTTTATAATTTTAATTACTTGTAATATCTTCATCAAAATTGGCATCAATTTCATCATCGCCTTGATAAAATCCTGTAACCATTTGATAATCTCAGGTATAGGTGTTTTACAAATATCATCTGGATCGAGTTTGGCCTTTGCTACAAGTTTATCAACTTCTTGTTGAACTTTTTGTACTGCTGAAGAAAGTTTGGTTAATTGTTTTGTAATATATGCTGTAAACCCAGTTAGATTAAACATCTTTAAATCTGGAAGATTCATATTTAATAAATCATCTAACCAACTTTGATCTTCCTCACCAGGGAAAATACCATCTTTATCACAAAATCCTTCTCCAGCTCCTGGCTGTGCAACTTCTGGTGGTGTACCTTGAGTTGGTTCTACTGTATCATCAAATGGTCCTGTACCGCCTCCCAACATATCACTACCTTGAGGTCCTGCAATAGCCCCTTCATTTTGTACCGTATGTGGAGCATCAAACCATTCTTCATCATCCAATACTTGACCTTTATGTATATAAGTTCCTACTGGAACCTTTTCTTTGGGTGAATATTGAAAAATATCATTTCCTGTTTCGGGCCATAAAACAGTTGCACCATCACTTCCTGCAAATCCATCTTTATCAATAAACTGAAGTGGGAATCCTTCTTCGCCATCTACAAGAATACTACCCTTTAATAATTCACATCCAGATATTATTTTATCGCCTGCATTTAAATCAACTTTTTGTGCTGCTATACTTTTACATCTTATTGGCATTTTCTACCCCTATTTAATAACTGGTGAAGTCATATGACCAACCTTTATAGTTTTACTTTTTGGTTCTTCTAATCGTGTTTTTAATTGTATCATATCCGACATCAAACCACCTGCCGCTACATTTATTTGACTCAATGGTACAGGTGATCCAGGAACGGTTGTTATTCCAGTCGTAGGTATTAATTTACTAGCAAATTGTTGTACTGATGTCATAAGTTTATCAATAATGTCCATCAATACATCACCCCCAACAGCCGGTTCTGTTGCCTTTAATGTTCCTAACTGAACACCACCATCTTCTGGTACTTCTACAACAACACTTCTATTTGCAGATATATCTACACTATGTCCTGCTGATAAATATATTTCTTTTTTTCTTGCATTAAAAACTATTCTATCTGAGTTTAAAACTATTTGTTTACCTTCTAATTTTTTAGATGATTCCTCATCAGGAAGTTCTATTGTTTGTTTAACTAAACTTTTTGCTGCAAACTCTAATGGTACGGTTTGTTTTGTAGTCATCCACAAAGAAGCCCCATCGTTATTAATATCTTCTCTTACCGATCTATTTTTATATAAAACATCATTAAAATCCCAATCATTCGTAGTATTTGATCCACTTGATTGTCCTGTTCTAAAAATAAGGTTCGGTGAATTTATTTTTCCTGTATCTTCAATGGGTTTTTCTTCTATACCAGGTCCTCTTAAAATTGATTCTGTAACTTGTGATATGTTACTTCCAAGTCTTATCGACTGACCAAATCTACCATTAAATATAATATCACCTTCATAGGGTACAACATCTCTTATTCTACGATTGGCTGAAAAATATTTTGTTTGATATGGATATCGATATCCTGGTCCATAATCTCCAAGACTTCTATTTTTTTGTATATTTGAGTTTACATGATTAATAATACCAACTTTACCCATGTAATAATCTTCATCAAAAAATCTACCAACAACAACATATTCACCTGGTTGTGGATAATCATTTATATTTGGGCTCATCGGTCTAATAAGTCTAATATCCATAACACCACCGTTAACCTCTACCATTCTTGCCTTAATATATCCCTTTAAATCCCAATTTGCTATTTCATCCCCGTCTGGATTTGCTGGATTAGGTATTTTAGGTAAACTATCAGGATTTAAATATATTTCCAATACTTCAGCAACTTCCAATTCATAAAAAAACTGGCCTGGTAAA